ATGGAAACCCATGATCCCCTCCCGACCAACCCGAACGGGTCGCTATCCATGCTGGCCGGTCACGGCGCTGACTGGTCCCCCGTCGACATGACCGATGACGAACAGGCCGACTTTATCGCCAGCCTCTCACCTGCCGAACTGATCGAATTCGGGTTCGCCGCGAAGCCCTCGCCCTACCGCCATCAGTGTCGTGACCTCTATCACGCGGGTCGCCATGATCACGCCACCGAGTTTCATGGCGTCCGGACCATTGCGATCCGATCCTTGCGCGCAGCCCGTGCGCTGGCCGTGGCTGCCGGGGACATGATGGAGGTTAGCAGCATCGAACGGGACATGGCCGCCTATCGGATGATGGCCGAAGCCGACCTTCTGATCGACGCCCTCCAAAATCTCTAAAATTTGCACTTATTCGAAGCTTATCCCGTGCTTTGAATAAATAGTCGATGGAAGAAAACATCACCGAGGTGTGGCGCTCGATAATCAGCCACGAAGGACTTTACGAAATTTCGAATATTGGTCGCGTTCGGTCAAAAGACCGGATGTCAAAGCGCGGTGTTCGAAAAGGAAAAATTCTAAAACCAACTCAGTCGTCACTCATGCAATATCCCGCCCTGACGCTTTGTGCGGAAGATGGCACACGTTCAACACGATATGTTCATTCACTTGTGGCCGAAGCATTTATCGGACCACGACCTAATGGCCATGATATCTGTCACAACGACGGAAATCCATCAAACAACGTCGTCGGCAATCTCCGCTACGATACCAGAGCCGGTAACTTCGCGGACAAGCGGCGGCATGGGACAGCCAATGTTAAAAAGCCCCGTCCACTATCTCCAGACAGGGTGAGAGACATCCGTCGCCGCATCGAAGAAGGTGCCCGGACATTCGACCTTGCCCGTGAATTCGGTGTAACGCCACCGGCTATCAGTCAGATAAAATATCGCCGGGCATGGGGTTGGGTTGAATAATATGGACCGGGGAATCCCGCCCACGATATAACCCACTCATCGGTCGGCAGGTCTTCAATTTTTTTGTCGGTGTAACCCTGCCGATCGACATCATCATCAGGCGGGTCAAGGTTCGATCTTCAATTGCAACTTGGCTTTGAGCGCTCATCCCTGATGGTCATGGGGCCGGTTCCGTGCGCGGGATCGGCCCTTTCGCATAAGTAATACGTGAATCTGTCAGACCTGTTTGATCAAAATATCGAAGCGGCAACCAATGCGAAGGAGCGCCGCAAAATCGTGACCTTGTGGTTTCAGTCCGTGTGCGAAACCCTGCATGAACATCGGATCGACACCGATGCGGTGCGACCGAAAAAGACCGGGGACCATGTCGTCCGAGCGGTAGGGTTCTGGCGCAACCAGCCCTATCAAGACCTCATAGATTTATACTGGAGGCTGAAGAGCCTCAAAGGCCGAAAAGCTTCGGAATAGCCCATCCCAAAACGGGTAACAGCGGGACGCCTATGATCCATGCAACCACCTTTAACCCTCCGGTGCTAGTGCGGGCCGTCGTTTCGATCGTGGTCAGCCGAATTTCATGGTCGTTGAGCCGGGCTTCATGGCCATCGGCGCGCAGGCCCATATTGGCCAGCGTGGTCTGAATTCCGTCGATCTTGCCTTCCAACCGGCCGAACATGATCGCGAAATCCGTAGGAATTGGATCGGCCATTACCGGGCAGCCGCATCAGCAATAGCCGTGATGATCGCCACACCAGTCGTGCCCAAACCGATGCGGGCGATGTTGGTCAGGACGACCGACCGGATCGGAGGCAGGAGCCATAGCCATTGGGCTGCCTTACCAATTGTCTTGGCCGTTGATTTAATTCGGGATTTTAGAGCGCGGGTCATCTGATATTTATGCAGAGCCGCCTGATCAGGCAGGCGCTAGGGCAGCGGGTCCAGCATAGCCAAAATGCGACCACGGACAGCACCGATGACGTCGGCTGCCTCTCCACGATAGTCTTCCCAGTCCTCACCAAGTCCCCCGGCAAGAGTGCGTGCGACCTCCTGTATGATCGGGTCATGGGTGTCGACGGCAGCACGGATTATCGCGTCGGCCACCCTAACCATCCTGAAACTGCCTTCGACCTGAACGCTGGTCCCGTGATTGTCGGCGCTCTCATCGCCCAACTGCGTCCGCAATTCTTTGACCGCAGCGTCGGTCACAAATTGACGTAGATCATCCATGCGTTTCCTCCGATGCTCATCCCATTTGATCAAATCAGCATCGAAGGATCAACCCGTTGTCAGGCAGCAGCGTCCCAATCAGCGATGATGGTCGTCAACCGGAGGCGCTCTGCGTCCAACTGGATTTTCGAACCCAAGAGAGACGAAACCTGCTGCGAAATGATCTGATTCGTCATGTAATCGAGCGCCATGGCGTCCCGATGATCGTTGGTTTCAGTGGTCAGGATGTTGATGGCATCGACCATGGCATCGATCGCTTCGACGCTTTGCTCGACAATTTCTCGCTGGGTCAGCGCAGGGTTACTATACTGGGTCATCGTGTTTTCCTTCAAATTTCCTTTTACTTATGATTACCATTCGGTCGACGTGACGCTGATGCGTTGCGATTGGATCGTCGCCGATCCATACGGAAAAGACCGTGTGAAATCGGCGCTGTAGGTCCGGTTGGCGGTGTTCACGGTAGGATCGCTAGTCGTGACCGATCCCCAGAACGTGTAGGTGTAGTTGATCCACCCCGGCGCATTATCGACTGGGACCGGGCGGATGCCTTCAAGGTCCAATGCTCCTGTCACGCTAGTCAGCGACGCGATCGTGCTGCTGTCCCGCTTCAGGTTCATGGTGAATGTCCCAGCGGCAGGGTTGTTCGCCTTGGTGCCCGTATGGTTATCGTAGGTGCCATCGCCGCTGACCGGGCCGAAGGCGCTGATCGCGTTGTTATAGTTGGTTACACCAGTCGAGGTAGCCGCGTATTGGGCGGTCAGGGTCGCCGTGAAGGAGTAGCTGGCGTTAACGTTGACCGTGTTGCCATTTGACCCGATGAGGCCCGACGTCACCGTAGCGCTGGTGCCAAGCGAGGCGTTCGAAACGGACGTTTTCAGCGTGCCCGCAATGATCCCGCCCGCATAGTAGGCCTGACCGTTCGTTTTCACGAACTTGATAGCATTGCTTTCGGTGCACCCCGACAGGCTGGACTGAGTCGGCCCGGTCCACTCTATGAACTGACCAGACGAACCAAAGGCAGCGCCCCAAACGGTCATGGTCGCGCCCGCATAGATTCGGAAGGTGCCATCGCTGTAGGCGACCCGGTTGCCGCTGCTGCTGCTGGGCACCAGTTCGAACTGGTCGGCCTTCACCTTGAACTGACTGGTCGAACCGTTGTTGTTGATCTCATACCCGCTGATATTGCCCCCCACGTCCAGCGTCAGCGCCGCACGGCCAAACAGCGTGGTGACGTTGTTCTGCGTCGTGCTGATCGCCGACGTGTGGTTGTTGATCGTGACGCCCTGCGTGCTGACCGTGCTGCTCAACGATGCGTAGTTGGTGTTGAGCGTCGACAGGGTCTGACCCTGCGTGTTGACCGTCGCTGACAGGGTCGAAAGGTCGGCCACGGCCTGCTTGGTCGCAATCTCCTGATCGGTCGCCGGTCGGATGGCTACCTTGTGATAGGTGATGTCGTTGGCCGTGGCGCTGGACGTGTATCCGCTGATACCATTGTAGCGGTGCATCAGACAGATTTCGTAGCCGTAGGCGTTCGACGCGGTAATCTGCGAAAGCAGACGCCAACGGCGAATGGTGTTCGTTCCACCCGCTCCCGTAACCCCGGCTGTATCGGCCAACGTGTTGAGCGGAATATACATGTCCTGCGCAACCGCACCGGCCGATGTGACGGCCCGGAACAGGACGCCCGCCCCCGGCAAGGTGCCAGAATTGCGCTGGGCATCGACTTCAAGAACCACCCACAGATTTTGCGATAGAACCTGCGCGCTGATCATCTGCGGAGTTTTCACACCAAGGCTTGTGGCGGTGCTGGACGACATACCAATGCGATACGCATAGGGACTTTGTGCGCCCGTAGCCTTGACGATTATCGGAGACCCCGCCCAAGCCGTGTAGTTGGTCGGATGCGTCTGCCCGGCAGGCCAGTCTGCAAAAACCGGATTGGCGTTGATGCTGGCCGCTGCGATCTGGGACGTGATCGTCATAGACGATGATGCGGCAGCGGCAGCATTAGTCGCCACGGTGGCCTGTGTCGACGCTGTCGATGCAGCCGTTTCTGCCTGACCTTTGAAGGTCGAAGCATTGGATGCGCTCGTCGAAGCCGACGATGCAGAGGCATCCGCCGCCGCCGCGCTGTTATTCGCAGCGCTGGCCGATGAGGCAGCCTCCCCTGCCTTGGTCTGGGCCGTGTTGGCAAATCCGCTGGCGCTGGTGGCGCTGTTAGCGGCGGCATTGGCCGAACCTGCTGCGCTACCGGCTGATGAATTTGCGTTGGTCGCACTGGTGTTGGCGGCGCTGGCCGAAGACGATGCATTGCCCGCTTGGGTGCTGGCCGTCGTCGCGCTTCCGTTCGCTGCCGTGGCGCTATTTCCCGCTGCGGTCGCCGACGTGGAGGCGTTGCTTGCACTGGTCGATGCTGCCGCTGCGCTGTTAGCGGCGGCGATCCTATCGGTGACATCCGTGATCTTGATCGATTGGACGCGAAGAATGAGGCCACTTTCAGCCGAGTTCAGTCGCAGGCCAAACCGAAGGTTAACAGCCGAACTGGTCCACGACGTCGCACCATTTGCGGTGCTGTCAGAAAACAGACCGACAATCTCGACAGGAGTATCGACCAGCACCGTCTGTGATGGTCCACCACGATAGTTACTCGCGGTGCCCGCATAGCTGCTGTTCATTTCCGAACAGACGATGTTCAGATTCACGGAACCGTCGCTGCCCGCGACCCGACACCGTGCGCGGACTTCGTAGAAACGACCATCCTGTGCTGGCAGAACGCCGCGCGTCAGGATGTTCATACCGGCCGTGGTCCAGTTGGTGATGCTGTTACAAAGACCGAAGTAGCTGTCGTTGGTGATGATGGTGCCGGGCGCGGCGGTTACTGCTGCGGGTGCCCCATTGCGCGCATCGGTCCAGTAGGTCAGCCCATCCGAAAAATCGTAAGGCAATGCCTGCGACTGGTTCATGACCGATTGCTGGAAATTGGTGAAGGTCGAGGATGCGGACACCGCCGAAGCCGCCGCCGACGTGGCACTGTTTCCGGCATTGGATGCTTGTGTGCTGGCCGTCGATGCCGACCCGCTCGCCGCCGACGCACTGTTACCCGCGCTGGTCGCGCTGTTCGCTGCGTTCGTGGCCTGCGTGCTGGCCGTATTGGCGCTTGCCTGCGCGTTGGTGGCGCTGGTTGACGCCTGTGATGCGCTAGTCGAAGCATTACCTGCCTGCGTGGCCGCATTGGTGGCTGATCCTTGCGCCGCGCTGGCGCTGGTCCCGGCTGCCGTCTGACTGGACGCCGCCGACGACGCGCTATTGGCAGCAGCCGACGCGCTACCTTCCGCTGCAAGCTGGCTGGTGACGTCCTCAATCCGAAAATATGCAAGTTGAACCGTGGTCGAACCGGCAGTCGAAAGCGTGCGGAACAGGCCGCGCAAACCCGTCGCTCCAGCCGCTATCATGATGTCGGAAGAGATGTCGCCGCCGCCGACTTCATACCATGTGTTGAGCGACGACATGGTGACTGTCGTCCAGTTACCGTTGCCGACCGATGAACCCGCATCGGTCGTGCCGATACGATAGACCTGATATTGTTGCCCTGCGGTGCCTGCCGTCTGACGGGCTTTGACGCTGTAACGATACGTTCGACCCGGCGTCAGTTTGATCGTTCCGATGTGGCCGACATCAACTTGGGCTGTGCCCGTGATCTGAATGACCTTGCCGACCCCAGATACCGTGGGGAACGCAAATGTGGAGTTTGCCACGATCGGGGTGACAGCGGAGGGCACGCCTTCCCAGCCACGGAACCAATATTGGCCATCCTGCTGGAAATCGGATGGCATCGTGTAGGCGGCTGTCAGATTGGCCGAAGTGGATGCTGTCTGCGCTGACGACGCGAAATTACCGGCGTTGGTGGCGGACGTGGCCGCGCCGCTGGCCGATGTGGCAGCAGCATTCTGAGATGCGAGCGCGGCACCGGCCGCATTTGATGCGTTTGTCGCCTGCGTGGACGCTGTCGTCGCCGATGCCTGCGCCGCCGTGGCGCTGACACCGGCTGCCGTGGCGCTTGTCCCAGCGGTCGCCGCAGACCCAGCGGCAGCAGTAGCGCTGGAGGCCGCAGCCTCCCGCGCGGACACATCTGTTACGCTCAAATCGACCAGACCGAACGTGCCACCAGCCGACTGACGACGTGAAGACAGGCGCAGATAGACCGCGCCAGCGGGTGCATCCGCATCGGTCCAAAGGCGCGTTTGACGGACGACCGACCCACTCGTGCCGGTTCCGCCCGTGACCTTGTCGAGGGTGCTGATCAGATTATAGTTGGCGTCCAGATAGGCACCAAGCTGCTTCATATTGGTGCTGGAGCCGGACACCCAGACAGCGCCGGTCACAACTTCATAGATTCGCCCCAATCCGACCGGCAGCAGGCCGCGCGTATTGATGACCGGGCTGGTGCCCTGTCGGACCCACCCCACCCCCGCGATGTTGACGAAGTCCGAAAGGATGGTCGTGGCAGCCGCTGCGCCATTGGTATCGGACGTGAACTGGGCCAAAGCCGGGTCAACGCTAGGTGGAAAAAGCGCGGCAGCCTGAACAGCGGAGGCGTTATAGCTGGACGCAGCCGCTACAGCCGACGAGTTAGCAGCCGTAGCTGAATTGCCCGCGCTGTTCGCACTGGTCGATGCATTGGATGCTGACCCGCTCGCTGCGGTGGCTTGATTACCCGCGTTCGTGGCTGACGTGGCCGCGTTCGTCGCGTGCGTGCTGGCCGTATTGCGATAGCCAAGAGCATCCGAAGCGGACGATGCGGCGCTGCTGGCCGAAGTGGTGGCCTCCCCCGCTTTGGTGCTGGCCGTATTGGCGCTGGTCGAAGCACTGTTCGCCGACTGCCCAGCGTTGGTGGCAGCGGTAGAAGCCGTGGTCGCCGACGTAGCGGCGGCTGTCGCTGAACCGACCGCAGCTTCGCGGACCGTGACATCCTTGATAGCAAGGCTACCGATGCCAAAGTTGCCGCCTGCCGAACTACGATTGATGAAGAAGCGCAGCCAGACGGTGCCGGTCGGGTAGAGTGAATTATCGAATAGGCGTGTGGCGACTACAGGCGCGTTGGTGGTCGTGCCGGTTCCGAAGCTGTTGCTGTGGGTGACAGTGCCTAGCGACGCATAGTTGGCGTCAAGCGCTTCGGCGCGGGCGCGCATCTGAGTGCTGACGCCATCGAGCGAAAACACTGTGGTCGTCACTTCATAGATCGTGCCCGCGCTGGCTGGGACAACATATCGAGCGATCAGATTGGTGGACGTGCCAGTTCGGCCCAAACCCCAACCGGGGATGGTCGCGAAATTGACTGCCGTAAGGGGCGTTAGCGCCGCAGGGTCGCCAGCGGTGCTGCCCGTGAACTGGGCAAGTGTCGCGTCAGGCCTTTCAGGGAAGAGCGCAGCCGCCTGAAGTGAAGCCGAGTTATAGGATGACGCAGCGTTGTTCGCGCTGGTGTTGGCAGCGCTGGCCGAATTTCCAGCAGCGTTGGCTTGGGTCGTGGCGGTGCCTGCCGAACTATTGGCTGCCGTTGCCGAATTCCCTGCCGACGTCGCGGACCCTGCGGCAAGGCCAGCCTGAGTAGTTGCCGTGGACGCTGCGCCCGTCGCGGTGCTTGCCGATGTGGCCGCCGAACTGGCCGATACGCTGGCCGAACTGGCACTGGCCGCCGCCGCTTCACGTTCGGTGACATCGGTTACGATGATCGAACCGATGCGGATGACCAGCCCGCTTTCAGTGGTATTGAGGCGCAGACCAACGCGGCCCTGCGTGGTGCCGACAGGGATCGTGGCTATCCCCGCGCCCCCGGTCAGCGAGAACTTATTGGTCAGCGTCTCGACAACACCCGTGCTGGTGATCGTTGAAGTGACGCCGGTGATGACATTGGCTGCGGCAGCGGTGTAATCCGCCTTCATCGTGCCCATTGCGAGGTTGAAGCCGACCGACCCGTCGCCCGACATGACCTTGAACTTGGCGGTGATCTCATAGATGCGGCCAGCCGTGATCGGCATAACCCCGCGCGAAAGAATATTGGTGCCCAAGACGGTCCACGTCGAAATTTCGATAGCGGTGCCAAGGTCAGGATCGTTCACCAACGTCCCCGGCGCGGCAGGCGCGCTGGTCGGCGAACCTGTTCGGCTGCTGGTCCAGTGTGTCGCGCCTTCGTCGAAGGACGAAATCAGCAGCGGATTACTAACGTAGAGCGCATTCTGGGTCGCTGCGAACGACGTCGCGGCATTGATCGCAGAGGTGTTGGCCGCCGACGCGCTGTTGCTGGCATTAGTCGCTTGGGTGGCCGCCGTGCCCGCACTGGTATTGGCCGCCGTCGCGCTGTTGCCTGCCGCAGTTGCGGACCCAGCGGCCAGCGTGGCACTGGTCTGGGCTGCATTCTTCGACCCAAGAGCATCAGACGCGCTGGTGGCTGCGCTAGACGCTGATGACGACGCTTCCCCGGCCTTGGTCGACGCGGTATTTGCGCTGGTGGTTGCGCTGGTCGCGCTTGTCCCGGCTGCCCCGGCTGATGTCGAAGCTGCGCTGGCACTGGTTGCCGCCGCCGTGGCGCTACCCGCAGCCGCTTCGCGCGCTGTGACGTCCGCGACAGACAGGGAGGTGATTGCGAAGGTGCCGCCGCCACTGTTGCGGGCTGCCCCAAACCGCGCCCAAACCGCTCCAGCCGGTGCGTTGGTATCGGTCCACGTCCGCGCGAAGGTCTTGATCAGACCATCAGTGCCAGTCGAACCTTGGAACGAAGTGACCGTGCTACCGACCTGCACATAATTGGCGTCAAGGTAGAAGACGCGAAACTGGACGCTAGTGGCGCTGCCTGAAACCCAAACGAATGAGGCGGAGGTTTCATATATGCGGCCTTGACCCACAGGCACCACGCCCCGCGTCATCAGGACCGGTGAGGTGCCTTGGTAACCCCAACCTACCCCCGCTATAGAAGTGAACGAATTCAGCGGGACGGTATCAGAGGGTGCGCCGGTCCCATTCAACGTGAACTGGGCCAACGATGGATCGACATAGGGCGGGAACTGGGCTGCCAACTGGACAGCCGCAGCATCATACGAACTGGACGATGAAACAGCCGATGCCGCCGCAGCGGTTGCCGAATTCCCAGCTTCCGAAGCCTTTGTCGTAGCTGTGGCCGCTGACCCGGCCGCTGCCGTGGCGCTGCCCGATGCCTCCGAAGCCTTGGTCTGCGCGTTATCCCGCGCCAATTCTGCCGCCGACTTTGCCGCGACGGCAGCATCCTTGGCAGTGGTCGAATTCGAAAACGCAGTTTCGGCCGCCGTCTTGGCGGTCTGGGCATTGGTGTTGGCCGTCTCAGCAGCCGTTTTTGCCGTCTGCGCTGCCGATTTCGCGGTATCGGACGCGGTGGCCGACAAGCTGGCCGCATTGGCATAGGTCTGCGCATTATCGCGTGCCGTGTTGGCCGCCGTAGTGGCAGTCTGGGCCTGATCGCGGGCCGTCTCTGCGTTGGTTTTGGCTGTGTTCGCGGTTGTCGCTGCCGCCTGCGCCGTGGTCGCACTATTAGCAGCCGCCTGCGCCGATGCCGCAGCGTTGGCGCTTTCCCCATAGGTGTCAAAGAGGTCGTCAATCTGGGTCTGGGCCGCTGATATGTTCGTCAGCGCGGCGGCCAAATCAGCGACCAGCGTGTTCGCCGGTGTTCCGCCAACAGAGCCGGTCACGTTGCCGCCAAAGACGACGGTCGACGAAGGCCGGTATGGATTATTGCCGGTGGCGGTCGATTTGACAGCCGTGGACGATATGCGTCCGCCCGCAGCTACGTCCTGATCGACGTCGCGATAGGCTTGCACATAGAGGGTATAATAGCGATTGGCCGCGATCCCCAAAAGCTGGAAAGCCCGGCGATCAGCCGCGACGAAATGTTCCAGTTCCTCACCGGCAGCGGTGCCAAGGTTGTAGGCGCTGGACGACGTGGACGAGCGGACAACGATTCTGAAACCGTCGATGTCATCCTCCACCCCACCCCAGTTCCACTTGAAGGTGATATTCGCCGAACCGTCCGTGTTCGTGGAATTCGACAAGACATCGCTCGGAAACGTCGGCGCGCTGATGGCTGCGCCATTACGGTCGTTGCGGGTGTTGAAGTTGGTCGTGGCTGCGGCGACCGTGTTCGCGGGAGTGCCGCCAACATAATCGGCCGCGATACGAGCGATTTCGTTCAGAAGGGCTTGGCGAGCATTTGTGTAGCCGACCCAACGGCTATTCCATGTCGTGCGGACGATCGGCGTGTTTTGGGTGGTATCAGTGTAGGCGGGGGTCAGACCCGTCAGATAGCTACTGAGCGTATTATAGGCGGCGCTGTATGCGGTCAGAAGGGTAGTAATGGCAGGGAGCATCGCACCTGCGCGGCTTTCAATGCCCGGCTTTTCCCCAGTGATCTGCTGGAATTCCAGCACGACCCGTGCCTTCTCAGCCCGGTCGAGGATGCCATCGGCGGCAATCGCGTCCATCTCGTCACGTAGTTGATCAGCATCAGCCTGCGCCGCCTCCGCCGCAGCCTTGGCCGCATCCGCAGCCTCCTGCGCCGCGATAATATCGTCCTGATTTTCGGTTAGTAGCGGGCTTAGGGAACTGGTGTCCTGAACCGTGTAATTGCGGTTGAATCCCACGCGAACCTTATGGACCGGGGCTTTCGCTTCCGGTTGCGTGATGCTGCGCACCTGCGGGAAAGTGCTGCGGTCTTGCCGCAGGGCAGTCGGTGAGGACGTCCCAAGGTATTTGCTGACCCGCCATGTTCCTGTTCCATCGGCGAACAGATGGCCACCAGCCTGACGAAGGGCTTCGCGTGCCAGTTCGCCAACTTCGATCTGGCTCTTGGTCGAATAGTCCCATGCGTCCCCGCTGAAGGCATTAAAGCTGGTCTGGTTGATCTTGCCCGCTGGGACGCCGATCCTCTTAAGCAGAGCGGGAACAATCGTGGCGATCGTCGACGGATAGGCAGAACCGTCCTTCGCGCCCTGAATGTCGCATGTGATCGCATCGACTGAAATGGGTTCCGCGCCGAGTCGGAACATACCGATCGCCGGTGCCTTCAACCACTCTCCCGGTTGCAGCGTGGCAGCTTTCAGGCTGGCAAAAGTCGAAGCCGTGGACACTGCCGGACCAAGCGACATGCCCATTTCGAACACGCCCGTGACGTCCTGTGCGATCCCATCATGGAACTGAAATATCCAGTTTACCGGGTCGAGCAGAATAGGCGTGGTGTTGCGGCATGTGCCGAAGGCTACGGGTTTGAGGGTGCCCTTCAAATCAACGGGGCCTTCTGCGTTCCCGGTTCCAGCATAGCTGGTGTTCAGCAGGCTTCGGTTTAGGGTAGCCTCCGGTCCCCAAAGGGTAAATTTGCACTGGCCACCATCGCGTTCGATCGCGCTGGCATTGCCGGACAATATTTGACGGTAGGACGACCAAGCGCCGCCCTTCGGACCTTCGAACAAGCTAAAGAGCGCGCCTTCCCACTGGAGAGCGTTCCACGCCTCATTGCCGAACTGGGGGCCGCAGATGAAGCCTACGTCGCCGCCGTTCGAGCCAAACTGAGTGACCAGACCATCGGCTGCCAATGTCCACCGACTGATAGGCACGCCGTTAATACAAGGTAGCCACTCATAGTTGTTCAGGAGCGTGCAACTTGCATCCGATCCCGCCAGTGACATCCGAAGCGTCACAAAGGTTGAAGTCACAGGATCGTAAGGCGAAATTTCAAGAAGGATATTATTGGTCACATGCTATTTATACGTGACCAGCAATCGCCAATCAGAGCGCTGTGCTAGTAATACTCATTTCTACCGACCAGTAATCATAGGTGATATGGCGCGGTGTAGCTTTTGTTATGTAGCCAAAAACCGCGTCGTTTTGTTCCATCGCTGCATATGCGTTGTCGAACGCGGCCGAAAAACTCGTCGGAGACCAATCAGTCATCTCACCACCCGGTTCAATCTGGCAACCGGAAAAGGTGTTCTTCCCAACCGCTGCGCTTTCGCTGCCGCTCAGTGAACCGGTTGCCGAAGCAATTGCCGGATAGAGCCGTATACGCACCGACGTGTTTGCCAGCGTGTTGGCAAACGAACGCCAGACGCGCCAGTAATCCCCCGCGTCAACGGCATTGCCATTGCCGACAAAGTTCGTCGCTCCCGTCGCCGGGTTCACGGCCACGAAGGTAGAAGAGGTAGATACGCCTGCATATTCGATCGTGACACGGGCCAGCGGCGATCCTGCTGGCGCTTTTTTGACATAAGCGCTCACTGTGTAGGTCGCGACATCGGTCGGGATAGTAACGCCTTGGTAGAAATTCGACGCAGATGCAGAGGTTTCGCTATCTTCAATGATTGCCGCCGTCATCGACCCATCGTGGGCATAGTCTGCATTCCGCGCCCATGTCGCACTATTTGCTGCCGTCCAGCCTGCAAAGAAATTCTGGCTATCGCGCAGCATGTTCGGGTTCGATTTCAGTTCATAATCGGGCACGAAGAGGATCGCCGAACTGTTGCCAGCCTTGGCCAGCAGCGGAAGCCATTTCTGTCGAAAAGGCTTCTCCTTGAGATATGAGAAGGTTGCTTTAAAAGTCTGGGTTTTGGCGTATTTGTCCCACGATGTGATGCCTGCGGTGTCATAACTGACTGAACCATCAGCGATGCCAACTTCCGCGTTCGGTGTAATTGCAATCTGGTCAGCGGCCGACCCAATGACCAGCCGTTGGATTTGCACATAGCTGCCGGGGATGCCGGTCGCATCGATGTCGACACGGACAAATTTGCCCATCACCGGGGTGGGCAAGCGCAAGATGGTCTTAGCGGCCATGGCGTCGGCCTTCATGCCGCTCCACGCTGGCATTGTGAAATCAACTGGCGCGGCCCCGTCTACTTCGGCCTGAGACGCGCCCACCCTGATGCGCACCATGTCGCGGTTACGCAGGTTCGTTCCGACAAGCGCAATAACGTCGATCGGCGTAGGGCATTGCGACTGGACCGTGAAATAAGGCGTGATGTTCGTAGAACGATACACAAGGCCGGGATCGTCCCATCCCATGCGATCAATCGGGTTGGCCGCAAGACTTGCCCCGTCAATAACGGTCCACGGTTCAGGATAGCAGACGAAGGCGACCATCAGCCACGCACCTTCAACTTGGTAATGCCATTCATCCAATCAACTTGGAATTCCTCGACCCGGACGACCCGGCCGTTGGCGGCATATTCATCAGCATAGACGGTGTAAGTCGGAGGTGCGCCATCAAGGTCTTCTAGGAAGATCAACTGTTCAATTTCGACCTCAAACGCCATGGCCGGATTTTTGACCGCAGCAAGGATCGCGGTTGCCAGCGTGGTGGCGCTGGCCTCACTCAGGTTTGCGGGAAGTTCGACTTCCAATGCCGCAGGATATTTCGCCAAAACGGTCGGGTCGGAACGCTCTATCCATCGATATTCACGCTGGACGAAGGTTGAACGGTTCGGGTCAATTGCAGCCATGCCCTATTTATCGTTTGCCGTTCGTTCCCGTCCCCAGACCGCCCACAGTTCCGATGGCATTATTGTTGTTCGCCGCCATGGTCGTGTTGAGTGCAGCGATTCCGGCTGCGATATTTTCGAGGATCGAATTTGAAGTGGCGATGGCGGTGGACAGGGTGGCCGTCTGCTGCTGCACCGCCGCATCAGTGCTAGAGGTGTCCACAGTGATGCCCGCAGCCGCATTGATCTGGCCGGTCAGATTCGACGCAAACATGTCCGACACGGCGATCAAGTCGAGTCGAATTGACTGGAAAGCACTGTTTGCCGTGCCATACACGTCACGCGACAGACCGAAAATCTCCTGACCCAACTTGGTAAAGGCATCCTGATCGACCGTTTTGCCGCCTGCAATCTGGGCCTTCATCACGTCGAATTCAGCCATTTTGCTGGTCAACTGGCTCAACTGCGTGATCCCGCTTCCTTCGCCGGTAAGGATTGCCTTAAAATCCTTCAGACCAGAAAGCTGTTCTTCCGTCAGGGCCTTAAGCTTCTCACTACGAAGGCGTTCGATGTCGGCTACTTCGCTGACCGTGGCACCGGCCGTGCGCATCTTCTCGATCAGTTGGTCGATCGGGTCGATGACATTCTTGACCGATGCCTTCACCGGATCGTCGATCGCAGCCAGTTCTTTCAGCGCGTTTTCGTATGACGTCGCGAGCGAAACGGCACTGTCGAGACTATAAGACCCGTCGTTAAGAACGCGCTGGGTAAAGGCTTTCAGACCGGTCAGCGCGCCGTCGCTGATTGCATCACGGATCGCATATTCGATCGCGGCAGCTTGCCCGTCTTTGCCGAAATCCTTGATATCGGTGCGATTACCGCCGCCTTTCAGCTTGCCGTCGCGACCCGTGCTGCTGACGCGCCACTTATCTTTATAGGTGCCGATGCTGACGTTGTAGTTACCTACCATCACGCCAAAGCTATCGGCCAGCCCTTGAAGGCCGTCCTGAATTGAGGAAGCCGCGCCCGACGCATATTCTTTGCGCGAAGCGCTATTGCCCCCGGTGCTGATGCCGCTGGCGTTCTGCCCTGTGACCACCGACGTCGCCCACTTCGTTTTCTTAAGCATCCCGCCAACAAGGCCGCCTATGATCGAACCGCCGATCGCGCCAAGCGGACCAAACGCAGCGCCGCCAACAGCGCCACCCAGTTGGGCACCGGTCCCGGACGTCTTGATCCCCAAGCCCTTCATAAGGCTGTTTGTCATGCTGCCAATCTGGGCACCCTGCCCGGCCGCCCCAAGGATGTTGCCCAGTCCCTGCGTAAAACTGCCCGACTTGCCGAAGATCGCACCGACGTTGGTTTTGAAGCCTTCAAAGGCACCGGTCATGGATGACAGTGGGGTTTTGAACGCCGTGCCGAAATCGTCAAAAAATTTGGTGGCACCATCGTCGATCGCACTGCCGAAGCCGTTCTTTTTCCCGCCCGCACCGCTCCCCAGCGTGGTTTGCAGAAGGCCGACAATACCACCCATCTGGCCGCCCTTCGCAGCGTCAGACATCTTCTGAAGGGCACCGGCGAAGTCCTGCGCGATGCGACCGAATTTGCCACCGAAGGAGTCGGCGACGAAGCTGATGCGGTCCAGAAATTCATTCTGGAAATGGCTGCTGACATCGCGAACGGCATTGTCCATGCCTTTCATCACACTGTCATAGATATCCTTGCTGATCTTCTGCCCGTCGATGGTCAGGCCGCCCTCATAGGCCGCTTTGAATTTCACCCGTTCAGCTTCGATCGTTTTGACCCGCTGTGAGCCGCCGAACTGGGGAGAATATGTGGACGCGATGGACGCGGCTTCCTTTGAAAGGTCGGCGCGCGCTTTGATCGCTTCATTGCGCTGCAATTCCGCTTTGAGCGCGTCTTCAGCGATCTTGAAATCCTTGCTGGCGATGTCGACGCCAGACGTCAGTGCGGACAGGCGATTGCTGAACAGGGCATCCTCAACTGCCTGCTGCTGTTCCGTCAGGCCCAGCGCACGCTTTTCCAGCAACCCGTTTTCCAGACCAAGCTGGCGAGACCTTTCCTGCATCGACACGATTGCCTTGCCGGTCGCGATATCCTGCATTTTCGCAGCGATCTTGTCCTTTGCCGCTGTCAGGGCAGCCTTGTCCTGATCGGACAGCTTGTCCCCATAGGCTTTCTGAAGCTCTAGCCATTTGGTGTGCTTTTCCGCTTCAAGCGGCAGCATTCTGGCCAGTTCGACGGACTGATCAAGGGACTTCCAAAATTCAGAAATGGCTTTTTGACGCGCGGCTTCTGCGTCGCGCGCTTTCTTGCCATCGTCCTTATCTACGGCGGCAGCGGCTACAGGCTTTGGCGTTACCGGAGGCGCAACAGGCTTCGGTTTGTCGCCATATTGTCGCTGAAGGCCAATGTCATTGGCGCGGTTTTCGATCTTGTCATACTTGTTTTCGGCCTCATTACCGAAACCTGCGCTGTAGGCTTTGCCCAGCTTCTTGCCCAAATCTTCTGCGCCCGGCGTATCCATGCGGTCCAGCTTGATCGTGTCAATCTGGCCAAAATTAGCGCCCAGTTTATTAGCGAACGAAAGCAGGGTGTTGATGCCGTTGATCGTGCTGTTAATGAACTTTTCAATCAGGGCGGCTGCCCCGTTTACGGCAAGGGTGAATATCGAACTGAACGCCTGCGGCAGGTTGTTCCAAACGACCTTGACCATATTGAAAGCACCCCGGAAATGGCCGACCACCAAATCCAGCACGCGCGCAGCCAGCCGGGTCATCCCGGAAAAACTGAAGTCGATCCCCGTGAACAGCCCACCGACCTTTTCGCCGATCGAACTGAACGCCCCGCCGAATGCATCGTCAACCGTAGTCAGCGCGCTACCCGCCATCGTTGACAGACCGGAGAACCCCGAAGCAATTCCGCTCCACACCGGCCCCATAGCCGTCGTCGCATCGGTCCAAAGGCTGGAGAAGAAACCCCCGACTGACGATAGAGCACTGGACGCTGTGTCCATGAGGCTGCTGAAGCCTTCCCCAATCGCCTCCAGCGAAGCGGTCCCGAAGTCACCAAGACTAGCAAGGTTGCCGCCACCGATGCTGATAGAGTCGCGGAACTGATAAAGAAGGGCCACCGCAGCCGTTAGACCCACGACAATGGCACCGATCGGGTTCGCGGCGATAACCGTGGTCAAACCGTTGACCGCGCCTTGCGCCATTTTCATGCCCGCGCCGAATATAGCGCTGGCCGCCCCCGTCGCCCCAAGCGCCTTTTCCATGGCGATGATCGGTGCAACGACGCCAGCGATAGTGGCTGCGGCTCCCTGAAGAAGCATGGTGGTCCGGAGAGCAATGAAGCTGACGGCTGCCGCCTTCGCCAACGGCGCGATCGTCGACAGGTTCGAAATGATGAACGAGAAGACCGGTCCGACTACCGCAGACAGACCGTCAAACACGGTGCGGATAGTTTCGCCAACAGCTTGGAACATCGGCCCGATGCGGGCACCCATTGCCTGAACGCTGGCGACGAAGCTGGCGAGAGACGGCGCAATGTTGAGGCCACGGGCGAACGCGCCGATGATGTCAATCGCAGCATTCCCCGCAGCAGTGCGGATGTCCCCGAAAGTGACCGGGATTTTACCAAATTCGGCTTCGATCTTGGCGATCATTTTCGGATCAGTCAGGGCCTTGGTGACCTCATTCGCCGTCAGCTTGCCTTCTGCGGCCAGACCGCGCAGCGCCCCCAACGGCTTGCCCATGCTGTCGGCCAGCAACTGCATCAGACGCGGTGAGGCTTCCGCGATCGAATTGAATTCGTCACCACGAAGGACACCAGATGCCAAAGCCTGCGAAAGCTGACGGATGGCACCAGCGGCGGCATTGGTATCCGCGCCGCTGATCTTCATCGCCATCCCCACCGTCTTCGTGGCGTTGGCGACCTGCACCTGTGACAAGCCCAGCGTCGAAGCCGATCGGGCGAGAGTGGCATATAATTCAGTGGTCGCGGTCAGGTCCGACCGCGTTGCCGCCGATACGCTACGCACATCTTCATGCGCCTGCGCCAGCGATCCAAAAGAGGCCGTCGCAAGGTTAAGTTTCGCGTCGATGTTGCTGGAGGCATCAGATAGCGACTGAAAACCGCCGACCATGCCAAATACGGCATTCGTCACTGCTTGGATCGCACCAGCGGCAAGGCCACCGACAAACCCGGCCATCAGTCCGTTGACGTTGCCGAGACGGCCCGCCAGCCCAGTCAGGCCGCCTGACAGGTTTCCGACCGAACGGGTCATGTTGCCAGTGTTGGTGTTGGCGGCCTGCATCTGGCGCGCCATTTGATTAGCGGCATTGCCAGTCAGGATGAGGGTGCGGCCGAAGCCGTTGGTCATACCGCCAGCGGCTTGCGCACGCTGCGCGATCGACGAAAGGGCAGCGTTGGCGGTATTCGCACCAGCCACCGCCGCCCTTGGATCAATAACAACTCTGATAACGCGGTCTGTCACAGACCTATTTATCTGATTGCTTTTCCGTCTGATTTTGACGGGCTTGGTCGATTTGCCATCGATCAAGGATGCCGATGTATTCTATCAAGAAATCAGTTTCGGCTTCACTCAGGCGATAATATGTCGATACAGCAATAATCGCGCTAAATGGTATGTTTGAGAAACCGGCCATCGACGGTGGTCGTTCGGTGACCAATTTCCCGAAGCAGTAATACCAGAACTGATCTTGCTCTTCGATTTTGGGCGCGGTGTCCACGATGGACATCGCGCCCGCAATTCCGTCTGCGGCCATCTCGATAATAGCGTCGAGGTCTTTCCCCTGCTCTTCCCGCCATTCGAAGAGCGCTATTACTTTTTTGCCGCCGCCTCCGGCTCAAGCGTTTGGAAAAACTCGACATTCATGGCGAAACCGATCAGCTGATCCAGCACATATTTGGCATCATGGTCAGCAAAATATTCGTGTGCGTCGTCCGTAGTGAACGGGACTAGCTTGTCGTCAGCGCCCAGCACTTCCCAATCGAGCAGGGAAAATTCGATGAACATGATGCTGATGAAGTCGTTGTCCGACATCACCTTGGTGCGCCGCTTGACCTCATACTTCTTCGCCATACGGGTCTGCAAAAGCTGATACTTGGGCGAATTGGTATCGAAGAAACGGGTCTTGAACTTACCGTAATAGTCACCCAGTTCGCTGTAGACGTCGAACCAAACGCCAGTTTCAGCGACATCGGCATCTACGCGCTTGGGGAGTTTAAACTTAGACATAGAGATTTTTATCCTCGCAATTTACGAGGATATTTATGCAAATGAGAAAGGCGGGATGCCGAAGCACCCCGCCTTCCCACGCGGTCCATATTTGCGAGGTTTAGGACAAGCGCGTGATCTTGATGTCGGTGCCTTCGGTGGCGTCCCATTGCGCGGTGAATTCGACATCCACGACGTTCTTCGCACCATCGTGCTGGTCCTGCGGCAGCTTACAAGCGGCAGCCGGGATAAGGATGGTCACACCCTGCGCGCCCGAACCGACTGTAAAGGCCATGGGGTGAACATTATTCGAAGGCGTGATCGTAGTTTCCGGAGTGAAATTTTCACGCAGGAACGAGATTGTGCCGGTGATCTTGCGGCCAGCATTTGCAGCAATGCCCTGACTGGCTTCTGAACCGAAACCGTGAATGGATTCACGCGGCTGTTCGATCGTCAGGTTCATCTTCGTGTAGGTCAGACCAGAAAGGCCAGCGATGCTGATTGCGCTGACATCCTTACCGTTGAGGCCCTTGATCGCCGGGGCAGGCGTGTAAACCGCACCAGTGATCGCCGTGGTCGCCGTTGGATAGGTCATCCCCATGAAATCGAACGCCACGCTGACATACTTGTTATACTCAGCTTCGATCTTAGTCGAGGTGACCGTTGCACCAGTCACGCGACGCATCGCCGCAGCAGCAAGCTTCTTTTCGATTGTCACGCTCGATTCACTGGTCCCACCCCTCAGAACGTTAGAAACCCACGTCCCGCGAAGACCAAGCGAAAGAAGGAGTTCGATCGCTGCGCCGCGCTGAAGCTGGGTCGACAGGGTGCCGGTGACACTCGTTTCCGAGATGATGCCGCCGCCGCCCGAACCATTCGGGTAGAGCAATTCGGATTCAAGGAAGCCGGATGTGTCCCAGTTAAAGTTATCGCTCTGGTTGGCAATGAAGCCCTGAAAAGCCGGGGTTGCGGGCGTGCTGCCCTGAACGGTTTCTGCAACAACTGCCCAACTGAAAGTAGAAGGGTTAAAAGGCAAAGCCATGGTCTGATAGACTCCTAATCATTAAATCAAAAGGAGTCGGGGACTCCGACCATATTTATGAGCAGGAGGGATTTTTGGCTGTTCTTAGAGCCAGTGAGTGGAACACCATTCGACCGAGACGTTGACTTGAAACCATTTCTTCCCATCATCGCCGATCGTCGTGGTTCGGGGCGTCTCGCATTCGATATGGTCGTTGGACCAGTCGCGGAAAATTGCGCTGAAGGCGTTGGCCAGTTCGTAGGCGTCGGCATCACCACCGGCGCGGGGCACAAAAATTTGTAGCCATACATGGCCATACTGCCGGTAGCTGTGACCGAAGGCGCGGCGCTCCGACACATCAGGCCGAATAGAGAAGCGAACCCATGGGTCAGCTTGCTCCGACAGCGCAGGGGCCGCGTCATGGGCAACAGGCGTCAGGTCACTCCATTCGTCGAGAAAACGCCCACGCAGGGCATGAATATCTTCAGGAAGCGCCATCGTGATATTTATCGAGAGTGGCGCGCTACGGCCGCTTCGACATATCCTGCTGGGGTTTGACTGCTGTGGCCGTTGTTGATTTCCACGATATGGGGAACCCGGTTTTCAACCACGATTACTGGGCCACTGTCATCGATCGTCCAACCATTGCGGGCTTCGCCAGTGTCGACTGCCGTTTCGAGAACAAGATCGCCGAAAATGTCGAACCCGATCTTGTTCGCCACATCCTCAACCTCCTGTTCGGTCAAGCCGTCTTCGATCGCGATACCGGCGATCAGGCTGGAAGCGTCAAAGGTAATCATAGCGTGACCACCGCCCGATAGATCAGCGCCACCCCGGTCGGGGCCACCGCTTCCACCGCCTCAACCTTATAAGTCCGTTCGCCCTGCGAAATCTCATCGCCGACCGTGGGTTCTACCGTCAGGGTCATCACCGTGTCGTGATGGAGGATACCGTTATCCAGTCGGGTGGTGCGAGGCTTGGCCACGGCTAGACAAGGCAGGGTCACGACAGACGAGGGGATGACGGTCGTTTTACCGGTGCGGGGATCATAGGCCGACTGTTCGGCAGCGGTCTTGCGGGTCAGCGTGGCGGGCGCTCCAAACCGGTTCATCAGCTTGCCTGACAGCGCCCCCATGCGGTCATAGAAACTGCTCACAGGATGACCTTGGCCGATCGGAAGCCACCGCCGTTGCGGGACGCGACAGGCTTCAACATTGCCGTGATAAATGGATATGGGTCGCCGATCGGCCGATCCGAATATTGAATTTCCCCCAGCCCGTCGCCCTTCTCCATGACGACCATGGGTTCGGCAGCAGCGGTCAGAGTGCTGTTGGTGGCGAATGGTGCTAAGACAATTGTGGCTGCCTTAATGGCCGCCAAAATGGTCGCGACGTCGGGATCGGCTTCGAAAAGATATGTTCGCTCGATATAGTCGTAGGCGCGAAGAATCGCGGCCTCCTTGACCGCATCCGCAGCAGCGGACCAGTCGGGATTCAGCCGGGCGTTGTGGTAGGTGTCGCATTCTTCGCGGGTCGGTATGTGGTCAGCCATCCGATATTTATGCGAAGTGAAAAGGGGCCGGGATTTTGCCCGACCCCTCTGGGTTGTCCTATTACGCTGCGTGGTTGATCGCGCGGATGCCGATGAAGGAATCGTCTGTGGCAACCTTGGCCCAGTTGGCTGCGGTCCCAAGCTGGGTCAGCGACGGCTTGACCGCGCCCACGTAGCTGAAGCCCTGCGGCGCAGCCACGATGCTCAGACGCGTGCGGAGGATTTCACCACCACCACCGTTACCGCCGTTTGGATCACGCGAGAGTTCCATGCCCACAACGCCGGGAACCAGACCGGCAGAGAAAGCGATAGCGCCTTCGGTAGCCATGACGGTCTTCGTATCGCCGAAGATTTCGGTGATGATGATGTTGTAACCTTCGAAACGACCGATGTTAAAATTGGCAGCCGAAGGCGGGATGAAATCGTTGCGCTGGAGCTTCTGAAGCTTCGCGAACGTCTTGCGCGAAACAAACAGGGTCTTCTGCGCGCGCGGGTCATCCATGGTCGCGGCAGCGTCAATCAGCTTATCGGGATCGAATGCATCGGCAACGACACCCGTGGTCAGGCTGGTCGCCTTGGCCAGAACGCCCTTCATGGAAGCGACTGCGATATTCTCGCCAACTTCGGACCAATACATCGGGATAGCCGATGCAACACCGCCCTTGGTATCATACTTGGTGATGATGCGGGTCAGGTCAGTGAAGGCCCAACCCCAGTTGATATCTGAACGCAGCGCCATGTAGGTGCCGCCCGTGACTTTGCCGGTCGCGCCCTTTTCGTCGAAATCATCCGAGGAATGGTTGAACGTGGTCGTATCGACCTTGTTGATGTAGCTGAGGCTCTGAATCTGCGCGCCACCGGTCATCAGAAGGTCGACGTCAGGACCAGTGACGGCAACGCCGCTGGAGATGAGAGAGTTGTTTACGCGATACTTGGCGATAACAAGGTTCGACATAGCACCGGGATTGGGAACCGCGCCGACAAGATCGGCAATACGAGTTTGAGTATTCATCTAAAATAATGCTCCAACATTTGGGGTAAACGGCCCAGAGTTGGAGGGCCGTGGAGCATTGCGGCTCCACGGTTATTTATTTTGGACGATCAATATCGCGTGTTTTACACTCTCAGTTCTGGCATAGACCACTTGTCTGCCAAAGAATTAGTCTCAGCAGGGTTGGTAACGGTCAATTGCATGAAGCGCTGCCATTCTTCCGCCGTTTCTGGAGGCTTGGTGAAGTTGGAACCGGTGCGCCCTGTTGCGCCCGTCGCGCCACTGCCGCTGTTGTCCGGGGCTGGCACGTAATGTTTGCCTTCGGCGCTTGTCAGAAAACCCTTGATATATTCGGGAACAGGGACGCCATCGATCTGGGCAACACCCGCGACCATCTTCGCTTCGGCCTTCAACATTGCCACCAAAGGCCGATGGAAATGGTCAAACACCTGATTTTCAGTGAGGGCTGCGGCGATACCGCCATCAATCTGAAGCTTTTCAAGCTGCTGGTCCCGGTCGGCCAACTGCTCCTGTAGCTTCTTGATCGTGCTGTTAAGTTCCGTTTTCACGGTTTCGACATTACCGGAATTAAGAGCCGCTTCGGCCTGAGCCTGATCAATGGCATCTTGCGCCGCCTTGGCGGCATTATTCGCGGTATTCTTTTCGCCAATAGCCTTGCGCTTATCAGCTTTCAGTTGGTCGGCCTGAGCTTCGAGTTCCTCGATTCTAGCCTGCATTTCTTCTTCAGTCATCTAGTCCTTCGTGCGCCATCGCACAGCAAGTTGGCACCATCGCCGTTGCTGGGCCACCATCGACCCATCAGGACTATTTATACTTTCAGATTATTCGACGGGTTCGATGTCGCCGTCATAGACAGGATCGTTCACGATATTCGCAAGGGCACCCATGATCATAGGGTATTCGTCAGGAAGATCGTCCAGCGGAATATCAGTCATTAGGTAATGAATTTCGTCAATGTCATCAGACCGAAGGTCATATCCCTTTGTCTGAATTATCGCGATAATCTGGTCAGTTGCTTTGCTCATCCAATAGTCTCTCTATAATTTCCTTCACGTCCTGATCGACGATGTCATGTCTACCCATCATGTAGAGGGCGAAATTCTCCGCAAACCACTCCTTCGAATTGGTTTTTGCGTAGCGAGATACCTGCCGCGCCGCATTCTCCTGATGCACCGTCGAAACACCATAATACTTACGCAGGAAAACCCGTTCAATTTCCACCTCCAACGGAGGCAAGTTGTTCCGGCTGCGCCGCCCCTGCTTACCATACATCTGGTGCAGATGGTGGCCCGTTTCGTGGAAGATGACGTCACGTGCGCGATCCATGCCGCTGAAATAGTCTGTGGTAACCTGTGGCTGCGCGGCAGCATCATCGCCGGGCTTCCATGAAGTGACAGTTTCACTGGCTCCAACCTTCGCCCGCGATATCTCCTTCGACACCTTATTGAACGGCTTGATCAAGGCATTGTATTCCCGCGCCAGTTCAGTCTGCCGGGCATAAAGGTCAAATGCACGGTCGCGATCACCGGCCTCCTTCGCCTTAAGCATCCGAGCGCGGACGTCCTCTAGTTCGGTTTTAACGGCCTTCATCTGACTTATAAGGTCGTCGCGCTTCTTGACCGCAGCGCCCCCTCCATCGCCCGCATCACCGATCTTGCTGGCAAAGCCGTTGAAGTAGTGGGGGTTCATTCCCAGCAGTCCGTCGCCCATGTTGGCCACTGGACCGCCGACTTGTCGCATCCCACGAAGGCGCGGAATATTGAACCTGTCGGTAATAGCATCGACTTCCGGCATGATGGCCCGGATCATCGACGCGCTTGCATCGCTGAACCCAGTCGGGAAAGTAGCCTTACCGAAATGCTCTGGCTTTACAGCGCGGAATTCAGGCACCGGATCATAGCGCGGATCGGCGGCATTCTTTGCCATTTGTGCGGTCAGGTGACGCTGCGCGTCTAACCGTTTCCCAACCTTGACCGTGGCATCACCTACATCGCGATTGATCGGGCTGAACGTGCGGGGACGCGACGCATCGGGCGCAGATGGCGGTGCGGCATCAGCCTTGGCTGGCCCCTCCGGGGCCAGGCCTTCGGCCCGGCGCAATTCAGCAAGCGATTTATGGGTGCCGTTATCGCGGAAAAGGTCACGGAATTTGACCTTCCCGTCGCGGACAAGCTGGGCACGTCCAGCGCCTAGAAGCTCATCCTGCTGATCTTTCGGCCATTTCGGCACCAGCGTTTCAAGCGTCTCATCACCCGACACCCGGCCATTCATGCTGGCGCGGTATCGCGGCGGCACATTCTGACGATCTTCCAAGCCCAGTTCGTCAAAGGATTTGGTGATCGGTATCAGCAACGACCGGCAGCGGATATGCGCTGGGGCCGTGGGGTGCGGCTTGTCCAAATCGTAAAGCTGGCCGTCTCGCGACTGGCAGATTGGCGATGTGCGGCTGTCGAGCGTCGATACCCATTTCAACTTCTTGATCAGCCGGGAATTGCGCTTGTAGACCTCTTCCCGTGCATTGTTGGCGATCGTCGACGATGCTGTGAGGACCAGCGATTGCGCGGAATTCCGCGAGATATTGAGGATGCCATCCGTATAGTTGTTGGCCTTTGTCCCCCGCACGCGGGTGATGATCTTGTCGAGGCCTTCCCCTTCCACCAGCCCCACGCGGATCGCCTGTTCGATCCGCTGGTGGCGACGGGTGGACATGTGATCGGTCCAGCTTTTCAGCAAATGACCATCGATCGGCGACGTCTCGACCAACGTGGCAAGATAGTTGGCCGGTGGCAGCGTCAACATGACCGTGGGCCATGTCGCATCTTTCAGGCCGTTGGCGGCCCAATCCACTTCATAACTGGCATAGTCGACAAGGTCGGCCTTCAGGCCACTGGCGACACGCTTATAGACCGCCTCATTGATCTGGCGCAGTTCGTTCAGCAGCACCTCTAAGCGCTTGGTAGTGACTGGGCCAAGATCGCGACCACGTTCTTCGATCAAGGCCAGACGCTTGGCGAGCGTGGCGACGATATCAGCATCGGCGCTGTTCAGCAGCTTTACGATCTTGGTCGCGAGACCTTTGGAAAAGCGCTCCGACTGGATCGCGTGGCGGATGGCAGCGTCACGCAGGATTTCGTTCGAACTCATCCGTTACTTAGGATGAGCCGCTAAACGTCAGTCCTCCGGATCAATGACGATCCTTACCCTTCGAATGAACCGATAGATAAAAATACCGCCGCCGCACGCAGTTACAATATTCGCAGCAAGAGCAACCCATTCCATTGCCGTCTCCTTCCTACCGAATCGCGCTTCAAGGAAGACATAGGTCAAAGAAACTGAATTGCCAAATTTACCAACAACACTTTGAATTATGGTCTTAATATTCTGCCAATTCGAGCGAAATCGTGATCTGAATTTAGCTAGTTTGATATATTAAGATAACTAAGCATCTAACGTTTGAATCTTCCGAAGGCTTGATCACACTTACCTTAATCGTATAAATTTAACTTACATATCGGGTAGTGCATGAATGCTAACTTTCAAGCCCCCCGACGCCATCAAATTGCGCGGCGTCTATCGGGGGCGCTTCGGCCCGATCGCGATCGATACGGTCACGCTCTTCGTCATAGGTCAGGCCGTCGTTCAGCACCTCACCAAGTTTGAGGGCTTCGAAGAATGTTTCCGACGACATCTGCCCGGCTTGCACCACCGCCAAAAGGGCAGCGATTTCCTGCGCCGACATCGGCGTCGGCAGGTAATCCGTATTGAGAGTGTATGTGATCGGCTGCGCGCCCATCAATTCGAGCATGAAATTCACGCTTGCTTCGATCTGCTTGCCGACGTTGGAAGCTGTTGCGGCCATGATCGAACCTTCGGCAGCCTTGCGGATGGCCAGCGTCTCTGCGGCTTCGGCCGCCGCCTTCTCAGATTGCAATATGCGGGCACCCACTGCCGCCATCTGGTCCGCCAGATGCTGACAACGGATTTCCAACGCTGCCACGCCTGCCCCACTATGTTCCAGCATCCCGATCTTGGTGTCTGCGCTGGTGAACTGCCAAATCTGATCCGGGCTTACGACATAGGCGTTTTCAAGGTCTTCAAGACCGGTGATCCAGCGAAGTGGACTGGCGATGTTCCGCAGGACATTGTTCCACTGGGCCTGTGCGCGATAATGGCTAAGGTTCAACAGGCAGACGTCATCCAGCGCGGCACGGCAAGGAACGGTCGAACCGGGGATGTCGCTGACAATCCGAAAGGGAATCTCTGTCTGTGGCGCACCAGCTTTCCGGGGCACAAAGCTTTCGACTATGATCCAACCCTGTTCGGTTTCGCGCCAGATGTTGACGGTGTAGATACCTTCCAACAGCAGCAATTCGCGGACGTCGCCATCATCCTCCAGCAACCGCACGCGCGAAATTTTGCGCCGGTTTGCGATCACGGTCGATGTGACCTCTAGGATATTTTCGGCCGTATAGATCGCCTGTCGGGGGCGATACCCACCAGCTTCGGCTTCCGCTCTGGAAATGCCCTGAGGCTGAAGCGGACTATCGACGAAGATACCGGTGAAATTGGTGATCAACGTTTCACTGGTGACGAACTTGGCCAGTTGGTCCAGCGATCGTGCGTCCGATACCGTTTCGAAGACATCAGCGTAATTGTCGCCTCCGACCATGGTTGGCGGTTTGCGGAAGATTAGACCAAGCGTTGCATCATGCGTGCGGCGCGCAGCCGGGAAGAAATCCACCGATGCCAGATAGCCTTCATAATCCGCAGGGCGCTGACTGGGCAGACGGGGGAGATAAAGCACTCCCGCCTGCTTCACCTCATCTTCGCCCGCGATCAGGGCGCGATTGCGTGCCCACCGCTTTCGGTGCTTGGCAATTTCGGTTGTCGGGTCGTTGATCGCAATTAAGTTAATCGGAGGGACGGTCATCCGATATTTATGTTGATCACCAGAAACCCGACGCCTGCACCGACCTGCCCTTCCGCACCTGCCTTTCAACGATCATCAGTTCGGTCAGGGCATAAACAAGCGCGTCCAGCCGGTCGGGCGACTTGTCCTTCCCGCGCTTCCATTCGCCTGTGAACTGGCACATCTGCGTTTCGAGCTTTTTGAATTCGCCGACGTGGCTGACCTTCCCCTGTTCATAGAGGGCGCTGACACCATCGGCGCGCAGCACCTTGCCGCGCTTGCCATCCACGGTGCCGATCTTGATAGCCGGATGCGCATTGCGGATGGTGCTGTCGACCATCTGACCGCCATAGCCATGGTCGGCGACAACCATGGCGGCTTTGAACTCTTCATAGGCCTTTGCCACGGCCTTCCCCCATTGCTCCGGGGTGCCTTTCAGAGTGCAGTCGGCCAAGACATAACCATGCCCGTCCTCATCGACCCCAGCGACCACAAGGCCGGTTTCGTCCGCCTTGACCCCATCCGAACCGGCAGGATCGACGGCCACGACGATGCGGACAAGGTCAGGCAATTCATCCTGTGTGATCCGGGTGGCATCGGTCCATTCCTGATAGAATAGCGCGCCCTCAACCTCGATCTTCCATTCGCCAGCCTGATATCTGCGGCGCTTGGCAGCCGACAAACGGTTCTGCCCTTCAAGGTAACCAACGGGCAGGTTTTCCGCATTGTCCTCACCCAACATCTTCAGTTCAACGAAGTTTTCCGGGTCAGGGAAGGGATCGCCATCCGCGTTCTGTTTGAGGATGAAGGAACGGTAGGTGAAATGCTGGCTGCTATCGGGGTTGCAGTCGATCAGCATCTTGTATTTGAGGCGGCCCCGGTCGGGGATTAGGTTGGTCTGGGCAAGGCGGGATTGGAGCGTTTCGAACTGGTCGTCGTCGAATTCCGTCGCCTCATTCATCCATATGACGTAGAATTCCTGACCCAGAATCTTCTGGATACGATCGCCGTCGTCAAGCCCGAAGAACATCAGCATCGACCCGTTGGGCAGTCGGATGGTCATGTCATCGGATCGAATATCGCACTGCTGGCGAAGGCCCGGCCATCGCCTATCCATGATGTCGGGGACGGTCAGGCTGAACAGGGTCGATCGGCAAGAGACGGCTGTTTTGCGGAATATGCCAATGCGCGCGCCGGGGACTTTGAGCGCATCCTGAATGCAGGACCAAGCAATGACGGCTGATTTACCCGATCGGGAGCCACCGCGCAGAAGAATATTCTGGGCCGGGCCAGCAATGAGGTGCGCGGCTTCGCGCTGACGCGCTGTAAGCTTAAAATCGGGTCTGGATGGTTTGGTAGTTTTCGCCATCCAATACTTACATGGATGGCGTTGTGTCCTGACCCGTCAGGTGGGTCGCGTCGCTCCGGGTCAGGACACAGGGTCTATTACGACCGCTATTCAGATTCCTCAAATGGGTCTGCTTAAATTTCTCTCTATAGTTTGATTATTGGGACGGCCAGCCGCGATAGCTTGGGTTGACTGCGCATGTGCTCGCGTCGCTCCAACTGTTTGACGCTTCGCGAGCGCTGCCGGGTATCTTCGGCGCTGCCCGCAATTCCCGCAGTTCGTCCTGCAAATCCGTGTTTTCTTGCCACAGGTCATCATTCGACATCGTCAGTTCGACGATTTTGGCCTCTAGGCGGCGGATATAATCCTGATCCTTGATCATGACTGGCCCTCCAGCGCGATGCGCCCCTTATACCAGAGTGCCGCATTGGCAGAGATACCGCCCACGACGTCGTTCCAGTCGATGTTGCTTTCCTCGCGTTCGGCCACGCTTTCCTTCAGGATATCGGCTTTGACCCATTCGATGAAGTCACGGGTCCGACACGGATCAAGCTGACCATCAACCGCTTCGGCAAGCGCCTGCTCCATCCGCTGTTCAGTGCAGAACGCTTCGGCGAAAAGGTTCTTCGTCGGGAACCACTGGGCTTTCAGGTGGACCGCGTCACGGCTGCGGTTGACCCGTAGGTTTTCCGCTTTGGCCTTGAAATTGAGGACCGACCACATTGGGATTTCATCCGGGGCGTAGGACAGGCCGTTGCCGACCATGGGGTAGCCGACCAGACCTTCGCCCTTCCCTTCGATGCCGAACATCGACGCCATCAGGGGATCACGTTCGCCGATCTGTTCCACTTCATCGTTCAGCGCCATGACGGTCGCGACGGTGGCATCCTTGTCCCCAAAGTCGATGGTGACCTTGGAATGGTAGGGCAGCGTCTTCACCGATGACGGCGCGGGCATCGTGCCCGACATGCGGAAACTGATTTCCTGCGGGTCATACAGGCGCTGCTGAAGCTGGCCAGCCACGTCATAGGTGTCGATGGCGAAGGGGTAGAACACCGGTTCCGGCGTAGCCGAACAAGCAACATCCTGCTGGATGCCCGGCCCGGCCCACTCACCCCACACATAGGTAGCAAGATCGGGATTGTGGAAGGTCGCCCAATAGCTGGGGTTGGCTTCCACCCATGCGCGAAAGCCGCCGTTGTCGGTGTCGCCGGGAATGTCGCTGCTACGGCGCTGGGCCGCAACCTGCCCATTGGGCTGGACACGCACACCGGCATTGGTGCCATGGATTTTGATCTTGAAACCGTAGGTGACCTTGTAGTCCTGATCGCGCAGGGTGCGATGGACCGCGACCTTGTTCACGCCACGGATGACATCATGGAAGCTGTTGAGGGAATCCCATTTGCGGAAGCCGTTCATGACTGGTCGCCCCCATCGATCATCGTGATGGTGATGGCTGTGTCGGCGGCGTCATATTCGGTGCAATCGAGGTAAAGGGTCGCGACGTAATCAGACGCATCCTGAAATCGAATAGGATCAGCCTGAACCAATGAGGGGTGAGTTTCAACAAAGGCTGCCCAACAGCGGGCCAACTCGCGAACCGCCTGACGTTCGGCCGCCTGACGTTCGGCCGCCATACGGTCAACCACCTCACGGACGCGGGCGAGGAATTCTTGGGTGTCGACCATCAGTCCTGACCCTCCCCAAAAAAGTCATTCATCAGGTCGAACAGATTATCGCTGCGGCGCTTTCCGTTTTCCAGCACGTCGCTGTTGCACATTGCAGGGTTATCGCCGCGCATTTCAGGGGCAACGCGGCGACCAAGACAAGCGCCCGCCATGTAGGTGACGACATCGTCGAAATCACTGACGATATCCGCGACAGCCTCATCGGCGAACCGGGGCTGATCGGGCATCGTCGCCAAATGTTGTTCAGCGATATCGACCCGTTCGTCGATGAAGCGGACCCGACGTTCGAAATCGTCTTTCATGTTGTGAATGGCTGCGGTCATGGTCTGCCGCATGTGCTGAATGTCGCTTTCCATCTTTGCCTTGAAGGCTTCGAGTTTCTGCTTGGGGGTCATGATCAGCGACCCTCCCCGACGTCGTCCCAGCGCAGCAAATAGCTACCCAGCTTGGTCCGGCTGATATGAACCGCAAAACCCAGTTCTAGCGCTCTTTCGAAAACGGCTTCCTGCGCGCGTTTGCGGTCGGTGATGATCTGATATGTGCAACCTGACTTGGGACGCTCGCCAACGATGGCTTCGAACGTTCCCAATTCATCTGCGGAAGGAGAGTGAACCCATTCCTCCGTCATTTGCCCAAGGCCATTGATAGTGAACCCCTTGGGCTGGGACGGTGCGGGCGCGGCATCCTTGGGCTGATGATCGGCCTGAATATCCTTGATCCAACGATTGGCTTCGATGATCCGGGCTTCGTTGCGAGCGAGAGAGTCGGCATCGATCGCCGGACGCAGCAATGGCGGTAAAGAGGGCATTTCCTCCAACGCATCCGTCAACAGTTGCTGCTTTATCTGGTCGATATGCTTCTGTGCATGAGCGTTCAATTCTTCCAGAATTTCGTTCGCCCGCTGCGCGCCAGCCTGAGCCGGGGCAGGATCGATGGCGTCCATCGCCTCCAAGACCTTGGCCAGCGTATCGTTCGTCTTCTTCGTCGATTTGACGAGGGCGACAGTTTGCTTTTCGACAGCCGCATCAGCGTCGTCGGCCGCGTTGATCTTCGCGACCAGAGCATCCCGTTCAGCGACCCGATTATGCAGTTCCCGATCCAACTGGCGCAAATCACCTAAAGTGTCAGCCCCTGCGATCTTCTGTTCAAGCAGTTCAATCCGAATGACCCAGTGCATCAGGGTCAGGAAATCGTTGTCGATACGCATGATCAGCGACCCTCCCCAGCTTCGCGGATCAGGCGGCGTAGCCCGGCATAGAACATGGTGAAGCCCAGAACGCCCAAAATCCAAGCGGCGGCGAAATGGGGAACGTCCGGCGTTTCGAAAACGGCGCTGACGGCAGTTATATTGAAGCCAAAGAAAATCAGTAGGACAGTAAAAATATTCGACATTTGAAATGCAATCTCCCAATTGTGTAACGCCATTGTGGCTAAGGGAGACCGCGAAAGTCATTATTCTTCTTCATCTCCCGCATGTATTTACACGGTTGGGTGATTTTTCTTTGGACAACGGGTGAAAATAGCAATTTTTTTTGAAAGTCGAATTGATGCGCTATGGCATTCAAAACAGGAGTGACCGCCTTGGAAGCGACATGGATCACAGACAGCACAGTAGACCTTGACGGCGCGCGCGTTGCAGTCGCCTACAAACATCATATCGACCAGTGGGAAGATACGGGTGAGGAGTTCCGGCGACGGCAAAGGGGTTCGATCCTCCCCACCATCAACCTGTATAGCTATCGGGCAAGAGCGAACGACCGCGCAGGTGACGCGAAGGTTGAAGGCTGGGCTGAGTTTTTCGGCACCCTCGTTCAATTTTCAAATCGCATCATCGTTGCCGAACCGGAGTGGGACGGCGGACGCCTGTTGAATGTGCAGAACTTCGTTAGGAGTGGCTGTGACATCCGCTTCGAAATCCTCCCCGCCCCATTCGAGCTGGTAAACATCCGGACAGTCCCCGAAATGCAAAAGCGCGATTTCGTCCCCGTGGGATATGCCGATCCTGATCACATCAGGAACCAACCAGAATTGCGCGAATGGCGCTGGTAAAGTGAGATTGGGCATCCACTCCGAAATGGTATGAGAGGGTAAAGGCGTTGCTGGCGACCAGCACCACGATAGCAACGAAAATGACTCCAACAGTATCAAGGTGCTCAACCAACCGGAGAACCAAAATGGGTGAGAAAACCAGAGTTTGCGACAACTGCGACAATGTCGTCGTCGGCGAAGCTGCGATCGAAAATGGCCGTCAGGTCGGCAATGACTTCTATTGCGCGAAATGCAAAAGCAAAGTTCGCGACGGCAATCGTTGATTAAAATGAGGGGGGAGGCGCTTGGCCTCCCCCGGATCGTTGCGAACCTTCGCGGGTATATGATTTGTAGGGCTGGTCGCCCCCGCGTTGACGCACACGGGCTGGATCAGCCGACGTGCGCAGAATCGCCTTTGCCAAGACCGTGATCCAGACGGTCCCCGAATTGGCGTAGCCCTTCGGAACTAATTATCCCGGCATCCCGGTCGCGGTGACGAAGCCGGGATAAATTCGAGATGAGAAATCGTTTCGAACGCGCCGTGGCCACCCAACTGGGCACAGGCTGGGAATATGAAGCCATCCGCCTGACCTATACCGTCCAGCATACCTACACCCCTGACTTCATCGACCGTGAAAATCGGATCATCCGGGAAGCCAAGGGTCACTTTCCGTCAGAGGATCGGCGCAAAATGAAGGCGGTGAAGGCCGCCCACCCCGACTGGCGCATCATCATCGTGTTGCAGCGTCCCGATACCCGGATCAGCAAGAAATCGAAGACCACCTATGCGGGCTGGTGCGAGAAGAACGGTTTCGAATGGGAGGCCGGACCAGCCTGATTCGGAGACATCCGTAGGTTCATCGCCTCTTTGGGTCGCCTTCAAAAAGGCCGAAAAGGATCGTGGCGGGGGCGACCAAGCAGAAATCGACGATGAAGGCTGGCGCGAGAAGTCCATAGGCTATCGCCACGGTGAACAATCCGAGGCCGACGCTACTCGACTTGTAGGCGTCTTTTGCCATGCCACTGATAAGGCCAAGGCAGCCGGCCGTTAGCGGAAAGGGGTTGTTCATGTCGTCGGTTTCCTGATGGATAGCCCGAAGCATCATAACCGCAAAGCCTTTCCAACTTTATACTGACGGTCAACCATCTGGCTAAATTCCAGATGACGAACGAAATCATCTGGGTCGACGTGGCCCGCAAACTTATCGGCACCCGCGAAATCAAGGGTCCGAAGCACAATCAGACAATCATGGGCTGGATCAAACGCCTTGGCAGCAAGGTGCTGGGGATCGCGGTCACCGATGATGAAACGCCATGGTGTGGCACCTTCATGGCCGCAGTGATGACAGAATGCGGTTTTGCCCCTCCCAAGGTCGCGGTGCGGGCATCATCGTGGGACGCCTTTGGGGTAGCGGTATCGAAGCCCTACTTGGGTGCCGTGGTGCGGTTCCAGCGTCCGGGTGGCGGGCATGTCGGGATCATCATCGGCCAGTCCAAGGATGGCAAATTGCTTCGCGTATTGGGCGGCAACCAGTCCGATAGCGTTAATGAAACTTGGATCGAGCGCAGTCGCGCCGTTGCGTATCGTTGGCCTTCCGGAGTGGGCAAGCCGGAACTACTTGCACCAATACTTACCCACTCAGGTTTAATTTCTAAGGACGAAGCCTAATTGACGTATCGTCACGCCAATAGTAATATGTGGCCCTGACGTGCTGCGAAGCAGGTCAGGGCCTGCCGGTCTTACCGGCTCAGGCTACGGAGGAGGCACTACCATTTCCAATCGTCTCAGTGGCGAGGTTTTGAGTTCCTCTATTTGGATCAGATTGGCGTCTGATCCGGCGAACGGGCCATCTGGGGTGTCGACTACCTTGGATGGCCCAGCGCCCTTTTACTCCCAGCACAAGCGTCGGATCAAGGGGCTGCCGCAAAAAAATCAAGTATCCGGCTAGACCGGACAACGCGATCCGAAAATTCGGAAATATTCGGGGCGCTAGACCCGCTCCCAATCTCATTGACGACACCGTCAACGACAATAACCGTTGACATAAAGCTGCACTTTGATCGCTATATTTCGTGGATTAACTCGTGGAATATCTCGCAACCAATATCCAACTTAACCATCAGGCAAAAGACTGTTCAAAGAATCTTCGAAGAGTCTTGATCAAAAACTCCGCCGAAAACTACGTCGGAAAAGCCGCGCCAAAAGCCGGGCTAAAAACCGGGACGACCAACCACATCGAAAAATGATCAAAAATCCGGCGCATTCAACGCCGCAAAAGCCACCACGTTTTATGCAATCATATGGCGCAACGCCAAATAGGCACCGATGTTGGACAGCCCGGATGCAAAAGTTAGCACGAAAAATGCTGAAACTTTTTAGCCAGCCTTGTTCCAACAATCGGCGCGCACCATCTGAGACGCCCCGTAAACACAACATAGGAGGGAAATATGGGTGGTATAAAACGTCAAGGCGGTGAAATGGACGACATGCGGCGTGCTGCGGAAGATGTCCTTATCGAAGCCGGTGCGCTGACTAAGTGTGATGTCCACGGTGACGTCTATGATTGCGATTCCGATCGACTGGCTTCAGCCTATCCAATCGCCAATAGTAAAATCAGCAGTGGCCAAATCGTTCTACCAAGCGGATGGACGCGCAAGGATTTCACCGACGTGGTGAAGAGCGTTTATGAAGACAACAGCAATATCGATTATTGCCCTTCATGCGATAAGAACGATCGCAGCTAATTTTACTGGTTATGGGCTTCGTTCGGATGCGAAGCCTGTTGCCTTACTACCCTTTTCACCGCTGTCGGTGACCATTGCCCGCCACGGGGTGCCCGGATCGACCGTTCATTCAGGTATGCAGCGATCTTGGCTAAGGATACCGCCCCGTGCGCCTGAGCCTCAACAATCACCCTATTGACGCTGGCCGCCCTCTGTCGGGCCGCCGTCTGACGGACATGTAGCGAACGCTGGAGGCCAACAGTCTGGTTTCGGAGGTTGGTGCCATCGTTGCCTAGCTTACGCCCACGGGCCTTAGAAGCTGCCAGAGCGGCCTTCGTTCGCTCGCTGATCATATGGGCCTCTGCTTGCGCCACAGCAGACAAGATATGAACGGTCAAATGGTTCGCGTCAGGAAGATCAGCCGCCACGAATGGCACCTTCGTTTCCATCAGCGTCGTGATGAAGTGTAGATTTCTCGCAAGCCTGTCTAATTTCGCCACGATCAACCGCGCGCCGGTAAGCCGGGCACGTTCTATGGCTTCGGTGAGGGCTGGCCTATCCCTTCTGCGGCCGGATTCGACTTCCGTGAATTCCGCAATCACCTGATCCCGGCTGCGCAGGTGATCTGTGACGGCTTTACGCTGAGCTTCTAGCCCCAGACCAGATGCCCCCTGCCTGCGGGTCGATACCCGATAATAAGCCACATAGTCAGTCACTTCATTGATCCCTGAAAAGCGTGCCAAAGGATAAGGAAGCTTTATCGTTAGGTCAAACGTTCGTCTGACCAAATGTCATTCCTGCGAATTGTCCTCAATCGCCGCCACTTCAACGAAATCAGCGTCAAGAATATCGTCGTCGGGAAGATGCACGATCTGGAATGGCTTGCCGCCGCTGGTGATGTCGAGACGATCGGCATAGCGATTGTTCCGCTTGCTCATGATCCATATCAGCAGCTTCACAAGGTCACGATCACGCGCACGATCGCCGGTGGACAATGACCCGCCAGACTGAATGTTGATCATCCGGGATTCCAGACTTTCCATGCCCAGTTCGCGCGCAGCTTCAAATTCAACGGCAAATTCCTCCCGAACCTTGCACCAATCGCGCACCGTTTGGTCACTCACACCGATTTCACGACAGGCATCCTCAAAAGCCAGCCCGGATCGAAGGTAAAGCAACAGGTCTTCCGCAATTTCCGGGGTGAATTTGGTCGGTCGACCCATCTTGCGCATCGTCCGGACCTCCTCCGCGATCTTCGCCATCAGGTCGCGACCGTTAGCAGCCAACACTTTCTGGGCCTTTCCGCGCCCATCCTTCTTCTGATCATTATCGTCCATCACCTACTTATAGTGATGTCAATAATCTGGGGCACAACATATGGTATTCCCGTGAGTTTACCATACCACAGGTTGGATTAAAGGTGGAACATCGTGGCAACATCGGCTATGAGAATCATGCACGGGCCAGAATGTCGATCAACCTTTTAAAAAAGGAATGAAGCCATGATTGAAGTGCGAACCAAAATCCTCAACATCTTGCGAAAAGGTCCAGTGCTTGCGGTCAATCACAGGTTCCATATCGAAGGTGAAGACGCGGCAGTCGTGCATGAGACAGCAGCGGAGATGCACAACCGAGGTGAGTTTAGAGTAATCGGGGCACCGAATATGAACTCAGACTATGCCGGTGCCGATCCTGAAGTATTTTATCTATCACCGCACCGTGCAGAAGCAGAACGCATGTGGAATTTGTTGACCTGACCGTCAATACCCCGTAATGAGGAAGCCCCAGCAGTCGCTGACTGCTGGGGCTGCCCCTTGGGGCTACGGAGGTTCCACGTTCTGATCCTTTCTTACCAAGGCTAGGCCGAACGACCTCAATTTGAACTGGATGGCCGTCCAGTTCGGCGAAATGGACCGCTAAGGGTAACCTTGGCGGTCCTTTTGCTTTCTGGCTTGTTAGCCAGACACCCCCTATCGTTGATTTCTAGGGCGGACGCAAGCCATTTTGAAGTCAACAGTTAAAATTGTTCTTGGCCACCAAGTTGACAGAGCGGTCAATAGGGTTTGAAACAGGTCTGAAACGCATATGAAACGCGATTAGCGTGAATTAGCGTTATCTAGAATGAACTAGAGATATGCGGGAAGTCTATCGCGTTTAAACGCGGTGTTACCGAAACCGAACACAACTCTAATCGGATTGATAATGTTATCACTGCAACTGGGTGCAAACTATCATCAAGTTTAGCGACGTAGAAGCGGATTAAACGCACATTCACCGAAGACAGACATAGCGTTCCGTCGAAGCTAACATGAAGACAGCGCCGACACAGCGACGGTGCAACGGGTTGCAACCGGCATTGGAAATGATTTCCCGGTCACAGAGTTTGCTAAAGCACATACTCACCAATCACCGCGATCGGTTGGTATCACTCTTTCACCCTGACGATCACATTGGCTTTCCAGTCATAAGCGCGGATCGCGCCGCCGCAGTAAACATGATGGCGGATTGCATAGCGGACGGCTTCGATCGCGTCGGCACCGTCACGCAGGGCAGCCGTCGCCTCAACCCGTCGCGCGCCGTCCCGCCCCGCAACCACTTTCCGCGCCACATAATCGTTTCTATTTCTGGGGGGCGCAGAGCGCTTCTCTCTATTAATAGAGGGCTTGCGCCACCACATTATGTGTTCATCTGGCAGAGGCGCAGAGCGCCTTAGAAAACCAGCGTAAGCTGCATATTGCGGATACGATCGCTGGGGCGAACGGATCTCTATTAATAGAGAATCGACCCCGAAGGGGTTGCACGTAAGTGCATGTATTTGAATGGAAATCTCTGATTTCTCTATTAATATTAATTACTACGTAATCCTTCCTTATATTAATAGAGATTCCGCGTTGACCACCCAGCCAGCCGGGCGCTCAAATCCGCGTCATCTGGGTCAACATACCGGCATTGGGCGATGCAGTTGCCGGACAGGCGTTTGCCGCTGGCATCCAAATGGCTGAAACCGAGCAGGTCGATGCGCGTGTTCGCGTCAACAAACAAGATGGCTGATCGCGGGCTGCGTTCGTCCAGTTGAGCCGCATCCATCAGAACCAGTTGGTGGTCGTGGTAGTAGGTGCCGCCCTTTTTGGTATAGAGTAGACCGCCACGAAGGCCCGCCTCTTCCATGACCGGGGCGATCTCGGTGGTGATTGTCGCCGCGTAGCTATCGCTGATCGGTTCCAACAAAGTTTTGCGTTTCAGGTCCGTGGCCTTCTCCGCGATGGTCTTTGAATCGAACAGGGTGACGGTCCCGGCGAAGGATGGCTTCTTCCAGTCGATTCTGGCCCCTTTCAGCCACACCTTCAAGGTTAGGCCATAACGGTATGGTTTCCCCTTCTTCTTCCCCTGCACGCCCTTCCAATTGTCAAAAACAGCCAGTTCTGCGGCGGCGATAGCAGTGGGACAGGCGGCCGGTCGCTCCCATTTCTGGGGGGCATCGATGATTCCGGCTTCGGCCAACATCGCGCGGATCGAACCGGCCATAAGATCGTCCGATTTGCAGATTTCCGCCATTTCCGCGATTGAAGCGCGGATTTCGTCAAGTTTGAAAAGCAACACGTTTAACACCTCTGTAAAACAAAAAACGCCCGTGGGTTAGCGGTCCCACGGGCGTCGAATGTTCTTCAGAGGTATGACGTAGTATATATCTACGGCAGACCTATTTAGTCAAAATCATTCTTCCGTGCGCGAGCCGCTAATCCCGTGCATGTCTATTTAATAGAGAATGCCATTTTGATATCTTCTAACACAATATTTTATTCGTTCTTAAATATCGACGGGGAGACCCGACATCTTGTATAAATAATTGGTCGGGACGTTTTTCTCTCTCCCCAGTTGGTTGTGTCGTCCCGGCCGCTACTACCAAATCATGGCTTGGGGTCACCGTCAGCTTTCAGACGGTGACCCCATCTTTTTGGCTTAAACACGAGTTCCGGAAGTCGTGTAACTCCTTGAAGTAATCATAACAGAACTTCCAGAACTCGTTGAAAGTAAGTAGTTTTTCTTCTTGAAAATAATTTTGGCTCGCCATAAGTAGACATCCAACGCAGCAAGGAGACACAAGTGCAACTTACGCGAAGCCAAGTAGCCGAACGTCTGGGGATTAGTGTGCGGACGTTTGACCGGCTTCGGCAGGAGGGATCAATTCCCGAACCGATCAAGACTATTCGGAAACGCCCCATTGTTTGGGACGCTTCAACGATCGAGACACTTCGAACCTAAAATGACTGACAATCTGAACTGACCATCCGGGGCCATGCGGTTCCGAAGACGCCCCTACTTTACCCAAAGGAATTCCAAAAATGACTGACAATCCACGTTCACAGCGCCCGGAAGGCCCACGCATCGCGCCGCTGGAAATTATGGGTGATGATAACGGTGCGGTGCGCGACGCAATGTTGGCCGCCCTTCCCGCAGCAGAAATCATCGCGTGCCGTCCATTGGACGAACATTCTACGTGGGAGCAATACAAGCTGGCTACCGGTCAAATCGTAGGGTTCATTCTGTTCCGCAATTCGAAAGATGAACCCGACACACTTGGCACCGGTGGCGTTCTTCCGCTGATCGGCGGGTGCTTTGACTACTACGTCCGCGATCCCGTGCATCATCGTTATCTCGCACGGATGTTGGAAGCATCGCGAGGGCTGTAAGGTTCGAAGCATGGCCGGGCAGGCCTTGACCTATTGGGGTGATAAAATGATTTCGGTTTATGATTTCGAAGAATTTTGGCTGGCCAATCCAGTTTTGGAAAAGGCGCTTTTGGGGCTGATCGACATCCCGCTGTCGCCGACAACGATCACCGTGGATGGAGCGCAAGTCGACATCGCGTGGGTCGATTTCGGAGGCGTCCGTAGCGCGGGTGCGGACATTAGCCACCCGGAATTCTCTATCAATTTCGAAACGGTCTTTGATGCTGCGCGGGTCGAGGGCGACAAATATCGCGTCATCCTTTCTGAAGATGAACGCCTCGCGATGTTGGAATCTTTCGACGGCCCTGCCGGGACCGATGCTTTTCAGGCGTTCTTTAAATGGCTGGCCGACAACACGGACCAGACGACCTATCCAGCGAAAATCAAAGCAGCAGCCGCAACCTTCGCGGACATCTCGCGCTAACGATCCGGGGGAGGCGCTGACCTCCCCACCCTTTCGACATCGTCACTTCAAATACATCTGCGCGCCGGGGGCGTGTGGAACCCCGTGACCCTGTGCGGGTCATAACCCATCCTTGCGCCCCTTCCGGTCTAGCCAAGGATGTCACCAGACCGGGGGGACCATCACCATGAACGACCTGATCACGATCACCATCCTTGCCGCCGCGAACGATAACACTCTGCTGATGATCATCGTCGACGAACCCCGTCAGCCACACTGGGCCGCAACGGGTGAATATGACCCGGCGATGATGGAAGCCTACTGGTCCGATGTGGCTTTGCAGTTCGGCTGACCGTCACTTCAAAGAGTTAACGGGTTGCACCAATTTCCGCGAATCGTGGCCAAAATGCTGAAAAACCAGCGTGCCACGATTTTAATTTTGAGTTTCGATAGTCCCAGTCGGTAGCTTTGGGCTTCAACCAATAGATTGACCCTACCGATGACCGACCGTTTCATTTCTCAGAAGGAAGTGCTGGCACAGACCAGCTTGTCGCGCATGACCATCTACCGGATGCGTCAGGATGGAGAATTCCCCGCTCCTGTTTATCTCAACAAGAACCGCACCCGCGTCGCATGGCGCGAAAGCGAGGTGCGGCAATGGATGGAATCCCGGCTGTCAGTCACTCACTGACCATGCCGGTCAAACGTGGCTGACCGAAATTTTAGCCGCCTTCCGCACCTTGGACGTGCGCTTGATAGGGTCAAGCTGCCCACGTTTTGCGGCGCGGACATCTTCATCCGCCTTGGCTTTATCCAGCACCTCTTGCCACACGCGCAGCGCGTAGGCCTTTTCGTGCATATAGTTGTGCTTGTTGTAATTTTTCCTGCTGCCGACCGTGGTGGTTCGTTCGACATGGTTCAGAAGGGCTTCGGTCACTTCATCGGTGACGACCCGATTGATCGTGCCGGGGTGATGCAGCCGCTGGAACGTCGTCGTGATTGTGCGCCGAAAATCGTGCGCTGACCAACCTTCCATGGCGAAGCCGTCCGCCTTGGCCAGATGTTCGGTTTCACGAAACAGCAGATGCGTCGATTTGGAAAAGGCGTTCAACGCCTTATCTGCCTTCGCTTGCTGAAACACGAAGGTCGCCTTTGGATTCGCCTCCCTCAACGCCCGCAGCCAGTCCACGATAGGCTGCTGAAGCAGCAGATAGTTCGGCCGCCCATTCTTGGTGGATGGCCCCGGTTGCGTCCAACTCCCTTCGTCAAGATCGAACTGATCCCACGTCGCTGTCATCGCTTCTTCAAGCCGACAGCCTGTCGCTAGGATGAGACGCAAGCCCAGTGCGAAGGACCGATGGTTGCTTGGCTTTTCGGCCGTCGCATAACGGTCGATGACCGCGATGACATAGCCCAGTTCGCGTTCGTCAAGGTAGCGTTCGACCGTGCCGATCGTGTTCTTGGCCCCAAGGTATCGTGCGGCATCCTCCTGATTGACGACCTTATAGCGATATTCGCTGACCATCCGCTTCCACAGCGTTTTCAGGAATCCGGCAAATTTGTAACCCTGATGCGGTGACCGAGCCTTTGCCTTATCCAACAGCCGATCCAGCACCCTGTGGTCGATCTGGGTCAATGGAAGGTCGGCGATTTCGGACAGGTATCGCGACCAATACAGCTTTTCAGCGTGGGGCTGTTTCAACGTCTCCACATGGTCGGGCAGGTAATAGGTGTCCCAGAACCATTGAAGGGTCTGTGTGTCATTCGCTGCCTTGGCGTCCTCGACGGCCTTCGCCTCTTCCTTCAGACGGACCTTTTCCAATTTCGGGTCGATCCCGCGTGCCCGCAGCGCCTCCTGTTCGCCCGCCCACGACCGGGCCATGGTCAAGGAAAATGCCGGGTATGACCCCAGCGACATTTTCGCCTGCTTCTGATCGCTGGGGCGGCGATACTGATACACCCACGATTTCGAACCCGTTGGCTGCACCATCAGATACAGGCCGGGAGTCATCCCATCCTTGATCGCATCCGCCGACTTCGCACCGGGCGTGGGCTTGGCGGCCTTCACAGCCGTGTCCGTCAAATTCTTCGCAGCCAT